CCACTGGAGGCCTGTCTGGTTGCCCGCCACTTTGAACGACATCTGCCGTCCGCGAACACGGATGTACACCTGTCCTGTGAACTGCTCGATCGGCACTGTAGCGCCGCGCACCACAGGCGCGCTGTCTTGGCCCCCCACGGACGGGGGCGTGTTGTAACCCGAGCCGGAGTTCTGCATGGGCAGCAGCGTCATCGTCACCTGCGGACTGGCCGCCGTGGAGCCACGGAACGTTATGTCCGGGATCAAGCGCCAGATGAAGCCAAAGTTGTGGCCGTCCCCGATGTCAAACTCCGAGGACGTGATGTACGAGTCGATGGCCGCCGGAGTGCCTGTGACGTTGTCGTCAACACCCAGTTCGTGGAACACCAAGTTGTTGGCGTACGTTGCCGCCAAGGGGTATAGGTTCAGCCCCGAGTCGATCCAAGCCGTGCGCCCCATCGTGCCGTAGTACCAGATGTCCTCGGCGTAGTTGTAGACGACGTAGCGATCCACCACCGTGGAGTTGGCCGAGCAGTAGAACCACCACACCTCGTTGAAGCCCTCGTCGGTGCCCGAGAAGAACTGGTCCTGCTGCGCAAGGTTGATGTCGCCGTAGACGTACTGGCGCAAGTCACAACGCAGCGTCTGCACCCGACCGTCGTAGCGGTAGAACTTGTCCACGCCCATCCAGAACACAACGCCCGAGGCCACCGACACCGTGTTGATACCCGCGATCGAGGTGTTGTCGCCCAGAAGCTGAGCGCCCCAGACAAACGGCGGTCCAAGGTATTGCAGCGAGTACACCGAGGCGTCCGTGAACACCACGATCTCCTGTCGGGTCTGCACGTGGGAGCGAATCTCGGAGCCGTGGGACAGGCGCGTGCCGCCCGCTTGATTGGTCGCCGCCGGGGTCCAGTTCACCACCGATTCCTGATCACTCCAACGGATCAGCATCGGGTCAAGCGAAGTTTCGCCCAACGGGTTGCAGCCAAACGCAAACACGAACCGGCTCACGTCCGAGACCGTCATGTTGTTGACCACCACCGGCACGTCCGACGCCCCAGCCATATCCGCCACCGGGATGCCGCGCGGCGAAACATAGTGCGTGCCAGACTGAGCACCCGTCGTAGTGATGGGCGAACCACCGGGCGTTGCCGCCAAGTTGCACACGTTGCCAACCGCGTTGACCACGTAATAGACCGTGCCCACCGTGAGGCCCGTAGGCAGCGCGCCCGTCGTCTCCAGCACCACGGCGGTGTTTTCGAGCAGCGAAGAACTTGTAAAAGTCACCACGCCCGGAGACGCAATAGTCACCGTAAACACCTCGGGGGTCGTACCAATCTTGGCGTTCCAATAATACAACTCGCTGCCGCGATAGCCGAAGATCAGGTCTTCGCCAAAGTTGTTTTGGTACCAAAGGCGAGCGCCAATCAGCGTGGACGTACCGATACCCCACGGGCCGCCACCCCAAGGCCCTGCGCCCCAACCACTGAGCGGCGTAACAGTCTCGTTGCCCACCGGCACTTCGTAAGCAGCACGAACCCCTGTGCCGCCACCACCCACGTCATAAACAGTAGCAGCCACCGGGGAAGTGATCGTGTAGCTGTTGGAGTTGACGACCGTGACCGCGAAGTTTGAGTTCAACACCGCCGAGGTGATGCCTTGGTCCACCTCCAGCGAGAACGTCCCCGAACCCGCAGTCGTTGTCACGATAGCCGCGCCGTCCACCACGTTGGCAAAGTTCACCGTGGTGCCAGCCACCACGCGGATGTAATAAACCACCCCCGTGAGCAAGCCGGTCGGCAAAGACCCGCCAGCGGAGACGGAGAGAAGGATGGGCGTGTTGTTGGCCAGCGCCGTGGAGAGCACAAAGTCAGTGGCGTTGGTCCGGGTGAAGGTCTGCGTGCTCAAACCCCGCGCGCCGATAAACGTCACGTAGTCCCCGGTCGAGCAGCCGTGCGCGTTGTCCGTCACGGTGATGGTGGTCGAGCCCGTCGTAGCAGCAAACGGGTTTGTCAGGGGCCCGGCGTATTCCCGGATCGGCGTGATGTCGTTGTAGCCGCCGCCCTCTTCGATGTAGAACTTCTTGTTGGTGCCCACACCAGTGAGCACCGTTGGCACGGTGATCGTGCCCCAAGTCCACAGCGAGCGACACACACCCTCGTAGGTGTACGGAGAAATCTGCTCCCACCCGCCGAGCTTTTCAGGCGTGCCTTGACGAAAGCGCACCTTGTCGCACGAATACCAACCGCCCTCGGTCGTGTAGCGAGTGTTTTCCCGGTTGATGCCGGGTTTGAACAGGATTTTCTGGAGCGGCATCAAAGCCCCTTTATGCGGTCATGACCTCATGCGCATGCTGGATGTGCGCGATCCGGTCGTTCAGGCCAATGGTACCGCCGTTGATCTTCTTTGTCATCCCGGTGTAGTCTTTAGCATCAGCCTCTTTATTCAACTGGCGCTTGTTCCAATACCACCCGGCGGTCAGCGCGGCGTATTTGGGCACCAGCACGTAATCCGGCGAGTGCATGAAGTCCATGTTCAACGCGTCGCCTGCCAGCGTGTAGTTGTCCTTACCGGTCAGTTGGATCAGTCCGCGCCCGTGGTACAGCCAGCCGTCGCCCGTTTCCTCGGTGCCGTTGCCCATGCGCCCGCCGTAGACCTTGTTGGCGATCTTCTCAGGGTTGCGGGCGTATTGCTGAGCCACCTCCATCGTCGGGAAGCGGCTGGGCCAAGTCTTCATCAGGGCTTCGGCGGAGTAGTTGAGGTTCTCCTCCAGCCGGGTGAAGTTCATGGACTCATGCGCACACTGCCCAATGAACGCGGCTTGCCGCTCAGGGGTGTTGATCTCGTAGCGATGGAAGACCTCTTGCAGCGGCTCGACCCAGTCGATGCTGATCTTGAGTTTGGCGAGGGTGTTGGCAAGGCTCATCATTTGATTGCGGGTGCTTTAGAGAGGAGGTCAGTTTTAGCCTGAGAACCAGCGCTAGAACCAAAATAGTACGCAATGATGCCGGTCCATGCGGTGCCGAGGCTGCCCAGCATCATCAGGATGGCGGGGTTGTTGCTGTCAACCTTGCCCAGCAGCATCATGATTAGGATGCCGAAGAAGCCGACGGTTACCAGTGCGGCCAGTACGGGGGGCACGATAGAGCGCGTCGTCGCCTGCATTTCCCGAGCCGACTTGCGGTCGTCAACAGCCAGCTTTTCAAAGTTCAGGCCCAACTCCTGCGCTTGTTTTTGGAGTTCGATTTCAGCCAGCTTGACCTGTGCGATCTGCTCAGCGGTCAGCTTGTTGTTGGAGATGAGGTCGCCGACCTTTTCCGGTTCCACGCCGATTGCTTTGGAGATGGCAGAAACTGCCATGCCTGCCAGCGGGCCGCCCAGCGCAGTGGCGACAGTGGGGGCGATTTGTTTAAGCCATTCCATTACTGTTTACTCCTCGACAACATGGTTGCGGCAATTTGCAGAAGGACGCGGTACTGGTCCACATCCGGCGGCTCTTCCTTCCAGCCCACCGTGATCTGCCCGATGAATTTTCCCTGCTCCGGCGGCACGCTGATGCGGCACCCGTAGGTCACGCCCTTTTGGATATACCACAGCCCGATCTCAGACTGCGCGGTCTTGTAAGGGCCACACGGAACTTCGCTTGCCATGAGCGCCACAACATCCCGGTTATTGGCGACGTTGGCGGTGAATAGTCCGACATCCAACCCCTCATGCGTCTTGTCGCGTCCTTCCTTGGTGTAGGCCCGATACAGCACGCGGGTGCCAAACATGGGGTTCACTTTGAAGACGGCGACGATCTGGGCGTCGGTGTTTTTGAAGAGGTGCGCCGCCGCATCTTCCACCCGGTCCTCGGCAATGCTGGGGAGCTTCTGCTGCTCCTTGTACGCGCCAATCAGGAAGGCTTGGTTCTGCCAGATGAAGTAACCCACAAACGTGAAGACCGCCATCAGGAGAATGGCAAACAGTTTGAAGGGCGAGTCAACGTACCCGAGAACCTTCTCGATCAGGCTGTTGGGGTTGACCTTCTCCTCGCTCACGACATGGCCTGTCTGACGATGAAGATGATGATGACGCCGATGATGACGACGCAGATTGCACCACCAACGATTTGCGCCATGAGAAGCCGCTGAGCAACAACACGCTTGCGTTCGATCCGGGCGGCGCGTTCGGCTTTCTCCCGCGCCTGTTTAATCTTCATCCGTTCTTTGAGCATCATCTCCCAAAGTTCCGGGTAGCCGCCGTAGACCAACTGATGTTTGAGCGCTTCCTCCGCTTCGCGCAGGGCGTTGGCTTGCATCACGATTTCCATAGCCCTCCCGGTGTCGGACTTGCCAGACTTGGCGTTGTCGTTAGCCGCCTTCTGGACTACATCACGCGCATCAAAAAATTTGCCGAACTCGCCGACGAGGCCATTGATGTCCTTGCCAAGTTTTATCGCCTTTTGAATGCCCGCGACCGCAGCTTGCGCGGTGGCAAATGCGGTGATGGGATCGATCATGTTCAGCCACGAAATAAAACCAAGAGCACGGGGACTGCGTAGTACACCAGCAAAACAATAGCCGCTACTACACCGGCGGCCACCAAGAAGGAGACCAGCCAGTCCAACATGGTTTACTCCGGTTGCGGGTCAGCAGGCAGCGGCGTGTTGCCTTCTTCCAGCCACTTCAGGTAGGCCTGGTAGTCGGTGTTGGCGGGGTCGAAGGGGATGGTCGTATACGCCCCGTCCTCAGAGGTGAAGGTGACTGCCTGAGTAGTCACGCCCATATAGGTTTGATTTTGCAGCTTGTACATCACAGCTCCGCAGAAAGAATAAGTCTTGAGGCCGTCGAATT